GGGAATCAGACTTGGAGGACGTTCTCTTTCATTCCCGGTTTTTCTGGCCTCGCCGACGCTGACGACTGGGCCTCTCGCGTAGTAGCGAACGGAGGCTCTGTCTCCGATAGCACGATGGATGCAGTGTATCGCCTGTGCATGAAACTCTCGTCTGACGGCCTGCGCGACCGTTTTTTTCGCATGGGCATTTTTGCGGGAACGGGATTGAACGCCGCTCTAGTTCCGCTCTATCGCGGCCCGTCGCTGTCGGGAACGCAATACGGGAACGCGACCGACACTAATGTGGGGCCGTTTGTCACTGGCGACTACAACGAGACGGGGGCGAGTGGTGGGTTGGCCAATACTGGAAGAAGCAAATACCTAAACACTGGCTTCCCTACAAGTACGCTGACGGCTGGCGACAGGCATTTGGCTTTTTACGCAAGGACATTTGTAAATGCAGACTACGACATATTCATGGGGTCTGAGTCTGCCGCATCAATTTCGCATCAGTTCGCTCTAGGCCATCAGGTCTCGGCAAGTGGTGTACGGTTTAGTTTTGGTGCCTCAACGTCTTCGATTGCATCGGCTGGATCGGTCTCTACGGGAGCGTTCTGGCTTGGCGTGCACGGCACGTCCACCGCAGGAATCGTCTACAAAAACGGCGTGTCAGACGGCACCGGAACACTCACGGCAGCAACACCGACCGCGTCTGAGATGCACATCTTCGGAATCAACAGAGCAAGTCTGCCTGCGAATGTGGACAGATACGGCGGCACTTCGGGAGGCTACTCAGTCGGTCTTGGCATGACCGCCTCGCAAGCCGCCGCCTACTACAACGCCATGCAAGCATTCCAAACCGCGCTCGGGAGGAATGTCTGATGATCCTCTCCGAGATCAGCCTCCCCGTTCTGTACGCCGACTGTAAAAGCCTCGCCCTCGTCTATCCATACGAGGTCGCCGCCGTCTGGTACACGATCCAAGAGCAGCACGGCGACCCGCGGCACATCGGCGTCGGGCGGCAACTCACCGACGGGCGGTGGATGATGACGGGCGACGTTCTTAGCGAAATATGCGACGGCGGTATTCTCGCGTGGGCTTCGGAGCACCTGACGCCAGAGATCACGGCGCAGATTGAGGTTGTGCCACTCGGTGAGGTGATGTCGCTACTACCACCGGCCGAGGCGGCGACCCTGTGACGCAACGCGTCGAACGCTGGCAGCCTCCGCGTATGCGTCGCACGACCGCGACGAAGGAGGTCGCCCACTACCGGACCGCCGACTGGAAGGCTCGCCGTCTGCGGATCCTGCGGAGGGACGCATTCGTGTGTCGTGCCTGCGGTCGCGTGGTCTACGGCCAGGCCGCCCACGTCGACCACGTCCAGCCCCTCGAGGAGGGCGGGACTGACGACGACGCGAACCTACAGACGCTGTGCCAGTCATGCCACGGGACGAAGACCAGGGAAGAGCAGCGGAGGCGAGGCAGGCTGTAGGCGTGATTTTGTGCCGTTGATTCGGAGGATGGATCGGGCACGCTCCGTGCATGGATGGCACGGAAGCCAAACGAGCTTACTGGCGTGATAGGCAGCGGCGGAGGAGGGCCGCTGGCTTTCGTCGCGTGTGCGTGCAGTGCTCCACTGAGTTTGCCTCGCCCACTCACAACGCCCAGTATTGCAGTGGCTGCACAAGAAACAGGAATGGGACGTGCGGTGATTGCGGTCGAGGCTTTATCTATCACTGCCGGGGCGGCCGTATTCCGAGCAGGTGCAAGGATTGTTCTACATCTCACGCAAGAAAGGCGAAACGAGAGTATCTACAGAGAAACCCTCGCGAGCACAGAACCACACCTCCGAGGATCGAGGAGTGTAAGAGGTGCCGGTCTCCATTCTCTTGCCGTGGCCGAGGCCCGGCCCCGCAGTTGTGCAATACATGCCGTAGCGATGTTGGCTCTCTCTGCGTCCATAGGGTCGAGTGTAAGAAGTGCGGGCGTGTTACCTGGAAGCAAAAGCCTCAGGAGTTCTGCTCTCAGGCGTGCTCGAGAGAACATGAGAGACAGAACGCCTACACGCACCCATGCAAGCAGTGCGGCAAGCAGTTTCGATGCACGCCGTCTGATGTACGAAATCACCGGGCGTATTGCTCTGACCGATGCAGGGAGATTGCATGGAATCAGGCTAAGGTGTGCAGGTGCTCCGTCTGCGGAGAGGAGTTTCGGCCCAAACACAAAACGGCCGGAAAGTGCTGTTCGCGTGAGTGCGGATGGGAGCTGAGGCGCAGAGAGCTTGCGCCACAATCGCGAGCGGCTAGAGTTTGCAAGCTTATTGCGAACATCCAGAAGGCATACAAAAAGAGAAAGAAGGCCGCGGCAGCGGAAGCCGCTAGAGCTGAGGCCGCCGCGAAACTAAGGCCTTGCATCAACTGCGGGACGATGTTTCGGAATGGACGCGAACGGCTATGTTCTCTTGATTGCAGAAAGGCTTCTCGCAGAAAAAACAAACGATCAGGAAGAAAGTCTCGCGTCGCCCATGGTCATCGCGAACGATGCAGGATAGGCGGCCTGCCTTTCGATTCGTCAGTCACTCGAGACTTCGTATTCGGCCGCGACGGCTTCGTCTGCATGTTGTGTGGGATGAAGACTGTGAACGGAGACGAATCGCTCGCCCCCACGATCGGCCACATCGTTCCCCTTAGAAACCCGCTGAACACCACGCACGGCCACACTCCTGAGAACACATGCACAAACTGTGCACGGTGCAACGGACGCCAGGGGAACGCGGTGATCATCGACGGCCATCAACACCACGACGACCCAAGGAAATCGCTCATTGAGAAGATCGAGTCGACCGGGTACCCCCTGGCGTGGGGGTGCGTGGGGGCGGAAAACCCCACGAGCCCTGTGTGATGATTTCTGAGCGCCTTTTTCAAAACGGAGACGACCCATGGGCCGCCGCGGCCGACACCCCGACCCAAACTCAAAGCGAACCCAGGCCGCTATCGCACAAGCCGCCCGCGTCGGAGCGATAACGGCAACTGCTACTCCGGCCCCTGCCTCGTCGGCCCCGCGCAAGGTCTCGCCGCCGGCATCCGTCGCCGGCCGGCCTGCTGCCGCCAGGTTCTGGAAGGCCCACGCGGAGGACCTCGAGGCCGACGGCCGGCTGACCTCCGACCGGGCCGAGACCTTCGGCCTGCTCGCCCACCTCTTCGCGGATGCCGAGCAGCTCGCGGAACAGATCGCCGCGGAGGGATGGATCACCGCGACCGACAAGGGCCAGGCCGTGTCGCCAGTGGCCCGCCTGCTCCGTGACTCGCGCCGCGATTACGTCATGCTAGCCCGCGAGTTCGGCCTGACTGCGGCGGCGGCAGGAAGGATCCCGCAGGAGGTATCGCATGGCGAAGCGGAAGAAGACGACCCCGAAGCCGCGATCCTCGCGAAGCTCTCCGTCCGCGGGTAAGCCGCTCGACCCGAAGAAGCGGCCGGAGTATCTGCCAGGATACAAGTGGGACGAGGACGCGGCCCAGGCCCCTGTCGACTTCGTCCAGGGGCTGTGTCGACACCCAGACGAACGCGGCGGAGATCCGAAGCGTATCGAGCTGATCGAGTGGCAGGCCGAGAAGGTCCTCCGTCCGCTCTTCGGCTGGCGTCGACCAGACGGCCGCCTCCGGTTCCGTCGCGCCGGGATCTTCGTCCCGAAGAAGAACCGGAAGTCGAGCCTGATGTCGCAGCTCGCCCAATACATGGCGACCTGCCACGCTCCGGCCCAGGACGTTTTCCTCGCGGCGAACGACCGGCTCCAGGCTCGGACGATGTACCGCATGGTCCGGCAGTCGGTCGAGGCGAGCCCGCAACTATCGAAGCGCCTCGAGGTCGTCGACTCGCGGAGCATTATCCGCAACCGCGAGACCGGGAAGGAGATCCGCTGTCTGTCCTCCGACTCGTGGCGGAATGAAGGCCTGAACGGATCGGTGATCCTCGACGAGATCCATAGTTTCCGCTCGCCGGATCTGGTCGACGCGTTGATCTACGCGACCCGTGGCACGGCGAACGGTCTCGTGATCTCGATCTCGACGGCGGGCTCCGATCGAAACGGGATCGGCTGGCGTTGGTGGCAGGACTGCGAGCTGGTGATCAAGGATCCGAAGGCGAACCCGACCTTCTACGGTCTGATCTACGCGGCCGACGAGGACGACGACTTCTCCGACCCGAAGGTCTGGCGGAAGGCGAACCCTTCGATGGGGATCGCGTTCCCCGAGGACGAGTTCGCGGCCGACTACC